GATAATGTATCTAAAAAGTCTTGTCCTCCACTTGGGTCGTCTTCAACCCCACTAATTACTGGTAGTAAAGCGCATCTGCAATTAGGGTGTACTGGAGGTTCTGTATCGCCAGAGGCGAATGGTTGCCCTACTCTAACCACTTGCCCATCGTTGATTTCACACTCGTCGCATGGGTCTGAGGTCATCCATTCCACTTCTTCAAGCTCCGCTTCTTTGTAAGAAGCTAGTGTCGCAATACTCATTGCGCGGTTCTGCTCAGTAACCGCTATTACTAACGCTCGCGCTGGATCACCTATCTTTTCCGCTATAACTTTTGCAGCCTTGTTGGGTGAGAATCCTGCAGCTAATGAATCTGCCAACGCTGTTCCAATACGATCGTATCCTGCCTTCGCTATTGTTTCGCTTGTAATTCCAGCTTGCGCGAGTAACCGCCGGAAGGCGTCAGTAGGGCGTAGCAGTAGAGAAGCAGCTAGGTTACCGGGTTGCCACTTGCTCCAGTCCACATAGTCGCTCGCCTTTTCTGTATAAGCTAGTTTCCTGCGTTGCGCTCTTTGTAGTCTGAGTATTGCTTCCTCAGCCGAAACTTGTCCTAAGGCGTAACCATCTGCCCAAGTTTTAATAAGCGCAGCCACGATTGGTTCTTTGTTAACCTTTACATTCATCATAGCCCAAGCTCTAGCGCGAGCGCGGTCTTGCGTATTGTTGTCGCTAACCAACGGTTGAGTTTTTTGGTAATCCTCAAATATCTCTTTTGCGTTGATAGAGCTTCGTAATGAAGCTCGTATCTTCGGTGCATTTTTGGCCGCAATACGCATGTCTGCTTTGTGCGCGCCCCATTTCAAGATAGGTAGGCTTTAGCCAACGATCTCGCAGTCTCGAGGTCGCCCTCCATGGCGCAACGGTTTAGAGCTTCAGCGACTACTGGGTCAAGTGTTTTGAACTCAAAGTCTCTTTTGCGCTTGCCCTTGTTTGCCCATTTCAAGAAAGATTTGACTTCCGCTTCTACCTCTACTTTTGGTTCTTCGACTTGGTCGTTTCCGTCTGTATTTAGTTGAGGTGCGCTGATTTGTTGCCCTGGGTCAATAATGCCATCAGGACTAAATAGTAATACTCCTGCTCCTGTTACTAATAACGGCATATCAGCTTGAGGGGTGTCGAGTAGGGGTAGTCCTAATTCGCTTCGGTGTTCGTTAATTGTCTTGGCTCCAGATGTAACCTCAATTTGAGCTTTCCGAGCGCTTGATTCGTCGTCTTGTCGCTTGCTAGGTAGCATTCTGAACTCAAGCTCGCGAGGCATGTTTAGGTATGCGTAGGAGATGTTAGTAAGAGTCTTGCTCAACCAAGTAATGATCGGTTGTACTCCAATAGCCTCTGCGTTACCAGCTTTTCCTTCTTCGAACCCTTTACCGCCTAAACCTGCTTTTGGGCTATATCCAATTTCAGTAGGTTGCACTCCAAAGTGTCCGCAAATTGAAGCTATTAAGAAATCGTCTAAAGTATCTTTAAACTTTTCTCCGTATGTTTCATTTACAACCGGGGTAAGCCCTTGCGGCAAGATTCTTGCGCGCTTGCGTTGCTCCGTCTGTCCAGCTAAATCATCATTAAGTATATTTTCATAAGCTCGTATTAAGTCTGGATTCTGCCCCCATACTGCATCGGTTGTAAACATGGTTTCCGGAAGTACGCCATCAGTATATTCAGCGCGTATCCATTGTTGTCTTCTCAAGTAAATATCTGCGAGCGCTAAGCTTCTTTCTACTGGGCTGTAACCGTAAACGCTGATTGTTCTGCGGTTACGCGGTGCATAAATTAAATCATCAGAAGTAAACTCTCCGTCTGCAGCAGGATCATCTGCGTTAGCGCTGAACTCTGCTCTTGGAAATCCATATAGTATTTGTTGATAAGCTGGAGCAGGTGGAGCTGGTCGCATTCCTCTGTCGTCAATAAGCGGTTTGATTGTTGATCCGTCTAATATCTGTAAACCGTAGAGCTCGCCTCCAACTGTTTTCTGCGGCCAAATACTGAGAGCGTCAATTACGAGTATTTCCTCTAATGCGATAATTAACCAGTCAGTAAAAGTTAAACCGTTGGCTTTGTCGGGATTCTCCCAAAAGTTTCTTGCGCGGTTAATTTCATCGGTGAATTGTTCTCTTGCCTTTACCATTGCGCGCACATGGTCTCCACCAGCAGTTGAGCTTATTTTTTCTGAGGCATCGGTGCCAAGTACGATATCCCACTCTAAGCTAACAACTTTGTTTTTAATAACCTCCACGCATCTGCGTAATATATCTATCTGATCAGCTGCAGCGCGTAATGTTTTGAACGGTACAAGTTTTGTTTCAGTAATATTTATATTTTGTGCAACCTGATATTCGTATCTTCTTGGGTCAGGTCTGCCGTCTTCTCTTAATGGATTTATTGCGCCTGGTGTGATTGGTAATCCCGGTCCGAACGGAACCATTGCTAGCCAAGGGTTGCGCGGTAGCGGAGTATTGTTTCCGTATGATTGTCCGATAGATCCAGCTTGTCGCATCTGTTGCTCAGTCATAGTAACTGATCCTGCCGGAAGATTTGGAGCTTTCTCTATATTTGTTCCTGTTAATGCTCTTGCGATTCGGTCTCTTAGACCCATGTGAATCTCCTTATGTTTGCCCTTGTAATTCGGCTTCAGTAATCATAGCAGTACCGCATTTAGAACACCGCGCAAAACTCTTGGGCATTGGTAAATAACATTTTGGGCAAAAGTTTGCCAACGCATTGAAATAATTAGAGATACTACTTGTTCCTAGAAGCTCGCTGAAGGCTTGCACCATTGCATCTAATCTATCTGGAGAATCTGATGAATCAGGTGTCCAGTTAGACATTTGGTCTTCTAACTTTTCGTAGTTCCCGATATGTTTGATTCTGCCTTGCTCATACATAGCTGCAACAGGCTCAGCGCGAAGCTTCTTGCCGACATGCGCTCTAATCTCTCTAATTGGCAAGCTAGGGTCAACTTGTCGTAGTACTGCGCTGACCATATCCCCTCCTTGATTTACCTCCACCAATATTGCGTCTGCTTTCCAGTTCTTGAAAACTTCTACCGCCTTGCTTGCCCACTCATACGGCGAACCTTTAAATGAGTAGTCGCCAAGTACATAACCATAACCGCGAGTATCTGAGCCACATACGATTATTCCTGTCTCGTCTGAATCTTTTGTGTTTGTAATAGCCGGGTCAATTGAGACTATCAACCGGGATAATGGTGGGCGCTCGCTTATTCGGTTACGCTCTATAAGTCCTTTCGTCCATAGAGCTCCTTCGACATCTTCGAGTATTTCTCCATAGAGCTCTTGTCTGCCAAGCCTTGTATTGTTGTACCGAGCTTGAAGCTCCAGTAACGCTTGAGGCGCCAAGTTTGCTGCGTTATCAAAGGTTGATCCTCGTACTATTTTAACTGAGCCGTCATCTCTTGAAGCTAGTTTTCTAATTAGCGGAATAGGCTTGGGCGTAGTAGTGATTATTGTTTTTGGGTGAGTACCAAGTCGTAAGCCGAATTGCAGCTGATCGTAGGTATCTTCGTATCGCCATGCTGCTAGTTCGTCGCACCAAGCACCATGATGCTGCGGACCTCGTAAACGGTCAGGCTCATCTGCTGAAAATAACTTTATTCTGCTTCCATTAAGTAATCGAAGCTCGCCAATGGTTCTGTTGTAGTAATCAAGCACACCGTATTGCCTGAGTATAGGTAGTAGACCTGACTCTCCTTCGGCGCAAGTATCTCTTACATCTCCGAAAGTCGGTGCTATAACTGCCCATCTTGTATTATGTTGGGTGATTGCTTGCCAAGCTAACCACTCTGCAGCAGTTCTTGTTTTTCCTGCTCCTCGTCCAGCTAAATAGAGCCAAGTCGTCCAGGTATCACCATTAGGTAATTGTTCGGGTCTCGCCATCTCCGCTTCCCAAGTCGCTCGGCGAGCTCCGAGTTGATCGTACCAATTCAACGATCCGTTGGGTATGTTGCTCCAGTATTGCTCCGTCATAAGTAATAACCTCCGCTTGTATCTTGGTTGGGGCATCTAATCCCAATATCCTGGTTCGCCTATCTACTATCTTTAGGATTGTTTCTATTGCTCTCTTGTCGCCGTTCTTAGCATCGTCATAAACCCCAAACTGTAATCTGTCTAGTAGGTCTATCTCCATGTTGCGGTATTCTTCAAGCTTCGGTGCCACCATTTTTTGAGTAATTCGTTGGTATGCCTTGTAAGCGCCAGAAGCATTTGCATAGCCAGTAGCCTTGGCGATTAGTTCCCATGTTGCGCCTGTCCTGCGTAATTCAATAATTTTCTCGGCTTTTTCCAGCTGCTCTATTTCTTGAGCGTCTTCGTTTGCTTTTTTTCCTGTCATACGCCTAATTTATACTACTTCAGATTATACGCAAGTCGCTCCGTCATGCCCTTTTCCCAGTACCAAAGTTTGCAGCCTAAATTGTTCTGCGCTAATCCTTTTAATATCTTTTTGTTGTCCTCCGTAAACTCTGTAACTTCGTAGAGCTCGATAGCTGCGCTTTTGTATCTGACTACATTTGCAATTGATCTACTCACTGGTAGCAGTATGAGATGTTGAAGCATATTGGGGTAATGTTGCTCGAACCAGAGGCGAGTTGTTTCGTGTATTGCGTCTTCCTCTTTTCGGGCGCTTATTGCGGTGAAAGGCTCAGTAGGTTGATATAAGGGTTGGGCGTCTCTATACCAAGCTAGTAAAAATTGTTTTCTTTCTTTCCTCTCGTTCCCGGTCATTTTGCCCCACGCCTTGATTGCGGCAGGAGGCTTCTCTGCTAGTACGCCATCAATATCATAAGCTATCAAATTTCAAGCTCCGCGTATGGAAAATCTGTTTTTACTGCTTGTACCTGCTCCTCTTGTATCTTTTTTCTTTCTTCAGTTGTTTTTTTGAGTAAGTCTGCCAAGTCTTTTGGGCTATCTGGCTGCCAAGCCCAGTTTAGAGCTGAGGAGCCGCGCGGTGCTGCTACAGGTATACCAGCGAGTAGGGCATGGTAGGCGCGTCCAGTCCTCCACCCGGTTGCTTCGTGTTTTCCGTCGTACATAGCAAAACAAGCTCGCCATTGACGGTACCAGTCTGAGCGCTCTTTTTGTTGGGGTGGGGTTGCGATATGAATTGTTTTGTCGTTCCACTCAGTATCTTTTCCAGCAACCGACACCATGCCGCTTTGTAAGTATGGGGTTATAGCTTTTAACCTTCCATTAGGGCGTCCAAAGTAAATAGCGGTTGCCTTCTCTCCGTCTCTGAAGGGTCTTGGCTCTAGTAGGGCGTGGAAGGGAGTATCTACTATTTTTGCTGCTGAAGGTATTTGAAGCTTGAGTCGAGTCGGCTCAAGTTTTTCAGCGTTAACTGCGCAAGTCCAGCGCGAGTAATCCTCGTTGGGTAGCTGCTTCCATAAGAAAGGCAGATCAGGATCGTCGCATAAGAAAATAATCCTGCCTTGATGTTGGTTGATTATCTCAAAGGTTTCGCTCCACGCTTTTTTGTGAAAGAGTAAATTGTTTCCGCCGAACTCTAATATGAGTAGGTCGCAAGTCTCATAAGTTTGTTTTCGATAACCGACGGCTTCGCTGTTTGCGGTTGGTTCGCTTAGGTATTTGAGCGTATGCCCCCTTGTTTCCAAGCTAGCAATAAATGCTCGTCTTTTTTCTAGCCAAGTACCTCGCGCTCCGTTTTCATCTGCCGTCAGTGGTAACTTTCCAGATACACGCCTATATCCAATTATCATTTCAGCGTTTAACTACATGGCTTTCTGCTTCGCCTTTGATAACCGCAGCCATGTGTTCCTCGCGCTTGGTTCTGTTTTCTGCTCCTCGAGCTGTTTCTACTGCGTATGTGAAGCAGTCTTTCATTCCCTTGAGCGCATAATAAACTATTGAATATCTGTATGCGTCTTCTTTCTCAGGCGACATTGGAGTTACTCCATGAACGAACTTGTATCCTGGGAAAAATAACACCCAACTATCTCGGCAAGCGCAAGTCAAGTCATATTCAGGGAAGTGTAAATATCCACCTTTCATATCTCTGCGGATTACTGGCATGGCGCTCCAAGTTTCGTAATTAAATCCGTCTCGGTGATATGGCAAGGTTGAAGATTTATTTACTACTCCGCTTGTCCATAGTGCATCAT